GCAGGGGTAGAAACACCTTTTCCGCCGCCACCATTGGTGCGTACCACACCTTGGAAAGTAGTATTAGCCATTTTCATCTCCTGTCGTGGCTAGTGTCAGCCGCACCATGCGGCTGTCAGGGATAAAAATACTATACAACAAAAAAGGGCGGCATGAAAGCCGCCCTTTAGTACAATTGTTCGCTTTACGCGCCTTCTGAACCGAAGACAGCGCGTGGATCGCTAAATCCAAAGCTGTAACGCTCACGAGCCTTAAAGCGCATGTTACCTGAATCGAAATCAGCTTCCATGTTAGTCGCCAAAGGCGCACGCTCAAAGTGCTTGAAGCCATTTGGAGCGTCTGTCTTGATGAAAAACGCATCTGGGTCTGTCAAGAAGTGGTTAATGGTATAACCATCTGGCAACATACCCATGTTGCGAATTGCGTTCACATCGTTGTCGGCTGTGCCAACGCGGAGTGTGGACTCAAGAAGACGATCAGCAACAAACTGCAACTGTGGCGGAATGATCAGCTTCATGCCACGAAGGGCAATGATCAAGTTCCGCTCATCAACGAATGTTGAGATGTCAATCAAGGCATTCTCAAGCGAAGTTTCGTTGAGGTCAGTAGCGGTTGATGGCTCGTTGCGGAAAGTACCGCCACCAGCAAGTGGGTGGTCAGTAGCGCAAAGCTCTTTACCATCGCCACCAGTGAAGCTGCTGTTAAACGCATTGTTTAGCGTAGCAGCGGCCTTCACCTGCTTGGTGTGTGCCATTGAACGTGCGAGTGCGCGGGTGTACCGAGCGCCCAAACGATCATACAGGTTGTCTTCCATTGCTTCCTCAGTCAACGCAAACGCAAGAGTCACTGTCTCATGCGTATAACGTGCTGTGTAAGCTTCTGAAGCGTTATCAAAGTTTACGGCAGCGCCTTCTGCTTTAGTTTGGGCGTTACCGAAACCGACCAGCATCACTTCTTCTTCAAATGCACGATCTGAAGATTCTGTTTCGTAGATCTCTGCATGCTCCGCATCGTAACGGTCATACTCCATACCAAACAGGGCGTTGAGGCCGGGTTCTAGCTCTTTCGCTAGTTGTGCGCGAGAAATAGCCATTATTCAGCCTCCTTATGCCAAGCCAGCAGTACCACCTGAGTACAGGTGATTGTTGATGATGACAATGACATTAGTGTTGGCAGAAGCTACATCACTGTTTTCTGGATCTTGCGAAATATCCATAGCCTTGAGAGGCAGTGTTGCAGTTGTTGCGCCAGTTGTAACATCAAGCTCCATACGAGATGTACCAGAAGAGGTATCACCAACTGGAGATTGATCAACAATGTCAAAGTTTCCAAACAAGTCAGCGACAGGGAATGTGTCGTCTGCTTGAATCTCAAATTTAGCATGCGGAGAATCAATCACGAATGCTTCAATGTCTGAAGCAGAAATTGAACCCGGATAGTGGTTTGAGAAAGTTTCCTTACCAGAGGTAGGGTCTGTATAACGGCAGCCGTTGAACACACCCAGAATCAGACCAGAGCCGCCAGCGGCGACACGTTCAATACCGCCAGCAGTAACCACAGCAACCAAGTCACCTTGGAAAATTGCTGTAGAATAGCCAGAGGCAATCCGGTACTTATTCTGCATGTTAGCAAGGGCGGAGCCGTTGCCTGCGCTGTAAAGGCGTAGGCCAAAAGAGGCATCTTTATTAGCCATCTTATTTACTCCTAATTATCAGCTACCCCTTTGGGTCCACCAAAGGACACAGAGGAGCTACGTTGCGGTTTAAGCTTTGGCATCGCAGCATTGGACTCTCTCATCCAATCACGATCCACAGCTTCCATTTGATTTTGTGTAACATTCTGGTAATGAGCGTTACGTTGCTCCGCAATTTCTTCAGGGATTCTGGCAAGAACCAGACCTCCAACGCCAATTACGCCAGCGTTTTTTCCCTCATCAATGACGGGGGCGTCAAAGTCAGGGTAGTCTTCTGCCCTAACAAGTTCCCAACCTTCACGGCGGCGCTTATGCACGTTGTTGCGATCATCATATTCCATGACTGACGCACGAATCCAACGATGCTTATATCCAACAGGAGCTTCTGGAGCTTCAAGGGCTGAAGGTGGACGCCAATCGGCTACTCTCGCTTCTTTTTCACGGGTTTGCGAATCCCGGCTTGCACGATCAGACATTACGCTTCCTTCCTTTCCAGTTTAGCGACCTCTTGAGCATACCGTTCCAGAGGAATTTTCATTTTCTTGGCAAAAGCCACTTGACCCGGCGTTAATTCCACCGTCTTTTTCCGCCCACTTTTGGTAGCTGACCGTCCACTGGACGCAGGAGTCACGGCTTGGGCGTTCTGCCGCTTATCCTGAAACTTGTGCGGAAATTCAACACGCATGCGCTTGTCGATTTCTGCATAATATTCATCTGATGATGGGTCAAAACCTTCTCCAGCAACAAGTTGCTCGTGGATGGCTTGTGCGCCTCTGGTCATAACCAGATCACCATTGTTGCCAAACCAAGGGTTTTTACTCATCCAATTTACAAGCTTTGCATCATATTGAGGCTGTTGCTGTGGTTGCTGTACCTGCTGTTGTTGAGGCTGTTGCTGTTGCACCTCAACAGACTCAGAACGAGCCTTTTGGATACGCAAACGCTCCTCTTCAATAGCAAGCTTTGCAATAACCTTTTGCGCCTCTGCAACCTTACCCATGTCGCCAGCATCGTATGCTTCCTGCAACATGCGTTGAGCCGCATGACCTTGGCTTTCAATACGCGATCCATATTCACTGATGTAGCCCTTATCCAGATCGGAGAGCTTCTTTTTCATCTCTTCGTTCTGTTGCTGCACCTGTTGAGCAAAGGCGTAAGCGGCCTCTGCTTCCTCAATGGCCTGCTTACGCTTCGCTGTTAGCTGATTTATACGCTTTTGAACATTCTCACTGTAGTTCTCTAGCTCCCCTTCATCAGCACCGTCTTCAGAATCACGAACAATTGTTCGGGTTTCTTCTTTTTCAGAAGATGCAGAAATGTCTTCAGACGATGCAACATTGTTATCATCGTCAAAATCAAAGGACACGGTTTCCTGCTGATCTTCTGCCATTGCTTCTTGATTTTCGTTCATTTTCATGTCTCCCACACTATACATACGAAATATCTGCTGGGTCAAGTATTGTTGCTATAATGTTGTCGTCATTGATAAGTCTTACCTCTAAACCATCAACTTTGAACCTATTACCTGCATATCTTCCCATTAACACCCATGATTTCTCATGACACCAAGGTCCTGAAGGGAACTTATTGGCATCCATATATGCGTCAGGCCCAACCTTAATCACATAAGCAGCAACAGTTGCAAAGCTTTCACGCTCACGAACTGAGTCTGGGATAATAATACCGCCAGCAGACTTCTGCTTCATGTAATAAGGAATAACAAGCAAGCGATAGCCAACGGGCTGTGGCAGTCGCTCAATGGCAGATAGATCCATCTTTGATGGGTCTTCTGTGTTCTTTTGGTTTGGGTCTTCGGGTTGATTAAACCCCTTCTTGATAGCCGCTGGTACTTCGCTGACTTCAGGTTTTTTAGCCATCCTCTCAGGGACGAATAGTTTTTTAGCCATCCTCTAGCTCAATGCCTTTCATCGCGGATTTGATCAAATCTTCAGAGTAGGTCATTCCGCGTATCTGCCCCACTATGAACCGATAGTCGTCCATGCCGCCTATCGAACCATCCGCCAAGCGCTGCGTTAAATCAGCTTTGTGTTGGCGTATGTCCTTTAAAAGATACTCAGCTAATTGTAGTCCATCCATTACTTTGTCAAGCCCTTAACTTTTTCTACAGTCCTAAGACCGCCTAAACCAAGCATCCCTAACAGAACAGTCATTAAGCTGTCCATGTCGAATGCAGGCAACCGTGGCGCTTCCATGCCAGCGTATGCAAAACCAAAAATAATCATAGGGGCCAAAACAAAGTGCCATATCATGGCAAAAGCAAGCCCCCAGCCCAGAAACGGCCTCCAGCCTGCCACAAATATACTTCTGTGCTGGGCCTCGGCTTTATTTATTTCTATTTGACCCATGTTGGCTTCGTGCATCTGCTTTTCAGCCATCGTAGCTATTTCATGCGCCAACTTGTTCTTTTGGTCTTTGTCTTCAATAAATTTATCCAGCAGCCCTGTGACTGGTCCAATTAACGCTTGAATCATTATTTATCTCCCAATAATATTTTAATCCTAGCTAACTCTAACTCTAACTGATGCACTCTTTTTACTGTGTCTTGCACAGTCTGCGGTGGCTCAAAGTTATCAATCCAGTCATCATTCTCTTCAACCTCTTGCATAGTCAAATCAAGGTTGTGTTCTAAAAAACTAATACGCTCGGTTAAACCAAAGTACGCCCAAGTAGCAATGCTTGCCGCAGCTATCATTGATACAAGATTACGCAAAGGTATCGTAATCTCTGTGCTGTCATTCATTCTGGCAGCTACTTCTCTTTCAACCTTGGTCATAACCTTGTCCCATTCAAAGGCACGCACTTAAACGATCTAGGCATGATTGCGCCTCTGTTTATTTCTGCGATATTGTTTCCCATAACATATGCACGTTCAGTGCATTGCTCATATGTTTTGTAAGGCCCTCTTGTATCGTGATATTCCCAACAATCTGAAGGTATCGCAACACTGCATGCTAAGACAATAACCTTAAACATTATTTTTGCTGTGCTTGTACGCAAACACACTCATTAGGGTCATCATTGTCAAATCCATGCAATGTACTGGCAACATGACACTTGGAAACTGTTTCATGTTGCGACCTTGTTTCAATCAAAATATCAGTTGGTGAGTTTACAAAGAAACACACCATTACCCACACTGTTTTCATTTTTCCTTCGCAGGGGCTGGCTTATGCTCATGCCCCATCCATATGCCAAAAACGCCTGTCATAACGCCCATCACGACAGAAACGAAAGCACTCTGACTAGCTGTCGGCTCTGGCAAGGCCATGAACCATTCCGCACAACGCCATGACATGGCTGTGCTAACTAGCATCATAAATCTCGGTAATATTTTCCACTCAAGGAACTTATCAACCGTCAAAACTTCAGATCCTTTTCAATGATCTTGTTGAGCCATTCCTCAACGGATTTTAAAAGGTTTATTACGCAAGACAGCGCCCATGCCACGGGCAACAAGGCCACCTTTACGCATTTTAAACCCATATTGACCAGTTTTGTGATCATATGTGTATCCTTTCTTTCCTGCTTTAATAGCTTCTTTCAAAGCCTCTAGCTGCTCATCTTCAAGGCCAGCCAAAACATCTTTCAGAGGCGGTGTATCTTTTTTTTCACCCATTAAAATACTCCTTGAAACCTCTGCGTCCTAGCAATAGGCGAAAACGACTTAATTACGCCGCCTTCAGCCTTTTTTTGCGGCTTTCTTCTTTTTGAAGAAGCTCTTTTTTTCAACTGGCTTTTTTTCTTGGACTTCTTGGCTGACGACAGGGCTATCGCTACCGCTTGCCTTTGCGGGTACCCCTCTGATCTCAGCTTCGATATGTTTTGGCTTATCGTTGACTGGCTCGTTCCTTTTTTCAATGGCATTTCTACGCTCCATTTTTTGGGCCTTTTGAACTTCAGCCACTTTTCTGTTTACTGAACTGGCGCTCATTGCATTTTACTCCGTAAGTTTGCCGCAGCGATATCACGCTGGGTCTGAATGCGCTCTTCAGCCACACGAACCTTTTCTTGGTTTGCTTCCTCGCTGAGATCAATGCGCTGTTGATTAATGAGGACATCGTTGCGCTCTTTTTCGCGCTCCAATTGCTGTTTTTCTTCAAACTGCCGCGCACGTTCCTGTATTTCTGCGCCGCGTAAGGAAAGCTCCTGCTGCCTGATAGCTACCAACGGATCAGTTGTATCAGCAGGAGCAACTGCTTGTGCATACTGCTCAGTAAGCTCACCAGCCAACTCTGCGGCACGGTTTTCAACTTCCATCTGAACTTGTTGCATCATCTGTGGGTTTTGTTGCATCATCATTTGCGCTTCTGGAGACATTTGTTCCATAACTTCCTGTTGCGCCTGCATTTCAGCCATCATGCCAATATGTTCTGAGATGTGGCCTTGCAGTGTCATAACAATATTAGCGTTTGCCTGCGCTACTGGTGTAGACAGCATCGCCAAATGCGCCTCAATATGCGCCTGATGGTTCTGCTGTGGGAATGCTTGCAGTCTTTGACTACGCAAAGCCTCTTGATTCTCCTTCGCAGGGTTCATCGGCTGTGGCTCTGGAGGGACAGGCAAAATAGTGTCAATATTAGTGACGCCAAGAGCCTCATACATCTTG